GCTTACTGTTGCGCAAGAAGTCCGGCAGGTTCTGCTTAATGGTCTTATTCCAGTTAATATTGAACATCGCTGGGCACGTAGGTAATTGTGTTGCTCAATGGATGATTCGTATCGATCTTGTAATACCCTGAATGCGGCTGCTCGATCCGGTTGATAGGCGTGAATGTACTGACGCCATCCTGCTTGCTATCTGCCTGGACTAAAACTGCATCCTTAACGCCCTCGGCTTCCTGAATGCGATCTTTTAACCTGGTTAAGCTCAGAATGCCGTTGAAGGGCAATGTCTCAATGTAAGTACCAATCGCAGCTTCAGCATTGTGCTGGGTGGCAGCCTGGCCGATCAACGGGTCGTAATAAACAGTGTAGTAAAACCTGGCCTTATCGGCCGGTACATTCCTGATGATCACATTGGTGCCGGCAAACTTCTTGTGATTGACATAGGTCTCAAGTGGCGGCTGTTCTGTAGTTGGGTCGAGCTTTGTTAGCTCCCCATTATCCGTCTTGGCCACCTTAATCACAACCACATTATTCCCCGGCTCTTCAACAGCAGAGTGAGTGACTATGCGCTTCGATGCATCAACAACAGCATAAACGGCCTCGCCATCGATTACATCGAGCGTATCACCCAGCTGGAATTCTTTGGCCATGGCCGCATACCATCTGGGCGTTCCGGCAATGGACTTGTCTGTTAGTTCCTGGATTTCTTTCTTGAAGAGATCCCAAAATGTCTCGTGGATATGGATGGCCATGGCCACAACATGCACCCATAAACGCCATATAGCGGTGCCGCTCGGTGAATTTAAGTCAGAAAGGGCCGCTTTAGTATTCTTGGCGACAATGATCGATTGTTCGATTTGGGCAACTGTTCGGGCCATTATTTGCGATCTGCGTTTACGTTAATGTCGCTGCCACTCACCTCAATCCTCACCCTGTCATAGCCGTCTGCCTCAAGCGCCCTCTGCAATTGCTGTGTTAGTGCGTCACGCCTCACAGGGGCGAGGACAAAATCCTGGAGACCGGCACCGGTTAGCGGGCTGTTCTTCCAGGTTCCCTTGCGGCTCTTGATGATGTGCTCAATATGCTGATTATCCGATGCGTGAATTTGAAAATCCCCGTCATCAATCAGCAGATCATCATCTTTCAGCCGGATGTCGTAGGCGTCTGGCATAGTTAGTGCGTTACTTGATCGTCCTCGAGCTGGCTCTTTTGCGTTTGGCTCAATGTTGTCAACGGAGCTTGTGGCGTCTTGGGTCCTGTGCTTCCGATCATCGGAGCCGTGTGCGTATGTGCATTGTACTCCTGGATGTGTTTGTTGATTTTTTGCTCAATCGAATTCAGCCGGTTCACCAACTCCTGGATTTTAATGAGGCCCCCAAGATCACCCCCGTTTATCTCCAGTGTGCCATCGCTCTTTAAATCCAGCGTAAACTTGTTTTCAATAGTGATTAAAGCGCTTTCAATTGTGGAAACTTTGCTGACAAAAGCGGCCGCTTCCTGGTTCTCAATAAGGGTAACCAGCACTTTGGACCCTTGCTCCGGGTAAATGACTACCCCAATATCGTCATCCACCACCGCCTTGAGCCGCACGCCAAACATCTCGGCATCGCCATTAACCGGCTTCACGTCACAGGTCGCCTTGTCCTTGTCCACACTGGTCACTTCGGCAACAACCGTTTGCAGCGGTATGCGCTCATCTGCTATCTTCTCCAGCCATGTTCTCAGTACGCTCATGCCGCTTTGGGTCCCAATTCAATTTTACGCTTAAATCCATCCATGCCGAATTTGCTATTCACCTGGTCGATGAAATAAGTGCCGCCCCGCTCCGGGTAATTCCGGTCTTTGAGTTCCGCCTCCCAGCCGTGGCCAGCTAACGGAATGCCAAACGTTTGAAACGATCCTCTGTAACCGGCAAAGCGCAACCGCTCCATTTCCTCCTCAGCTCGCTTTTTCAGCTCTCCCTGGTCGAGATCATAAAAGTGAAGCGTCCGGCTTTCCCCATCCTGATCCCCAAGCTCCTCGGTGATCTTCTGCCCGTTGGGCTTAATACTGATGGCTTCCACTTTCAGCTTCACCTCGTCCACCTTTTTAAAAGTGAGGTCATTGTCAATGATGTTACGGCCGAAGTCATATTTGACTGTCTCCTGGTTATCCAGGTATGTTTTGCCAACCACCAGCTTGCCATTCTTAAAATAGCTCACCAAGCCAAAGTCATCCTTGAGTTGTTTGAGTACTTTAGCGGCACTCTTTTTACTGTATCTGACAGGGCCTAATTCGGCATTCAACACATCAGTTTGATAACCGGAGGCAATGTGGCTCACAACATCCTGCAGATTAGCGCTTTCCCACCCCTTCGTATAAGATGTCTGTTTGAGTTGCCACATCTCATCTTCACACTTGATGCTAAAGGGGATTTCCGCATTGGGCGGCTCTGCCACATAGCCGGTAAACTCGGTGGCCAGCTGGCCATTGTAACCGAGCTTGACTTCAACCTCCTGGCCGGTGGTGATCACCTCCTTCAGCTTCTCATTGCCAACTGTCAAAGAACGCGGCAGCTTAATAGTTGCCGTATCGGTCAGGTTCTTCCAGGAAGAAGTGATCACTACTTCGTGCACCCTGGTAAAGCTCAGCTCCCCTATTTTGATACGGCAATTCAGGCGCAACATCAGAAGAGGTTTTTCACTGCCTCATCAACCAAAATCGATTCACCCGTTATTTTATTCGTTATACTGCTGTGCTCTGATAGGCTTGCTTTTACATTGACATAAGTAATTTGCCGCTCCTTGGAAATGGCGCTTCCGTCAAGATTCTCAGCATTAATGCTCTTGGCATCCCCTTCGACAATGATGACGCAATCGTTCAAGCTCAACTCGCCAAGATCGGCCACATTATCAGTGTCTGTTTGAATGACGATGCCATCGTAATTATCATCGGTGTTATAGATTCGCACAGATCTCAATGTCACACTGGCATTGGCATCTTCAAACCGGAACTTCAGCACCTCTTGACTACACCTCAAATTAGTTACAAATGCAATAAGGAGCTCACTCACTTTCACCTGGGGCGTGATAATGTGTGTACAAATAATACCACCACAATCAGACACATTCAAAGGACCAGCAACACTTGAATCTGATTCAAAACCTAATATTTGAGAGCACATGATACTTCTAACGTTTAAAAAATTAGCCGGTCTTTGGTCTGTATTATGCTCTTTAATAACAGACTTGTCGGTAAATATCTCACCATAATCTTTGAAAGTAACTCTTGTATTAGTGCCTTCGATTTCAATGATGTTACCGCTGTTACTTTGCATTGAGCCATCGGAAAATACTACTTCAGTATTTGTGCCAATGACAAACATAGGCTCTTCTGGGCCATATATAATATAGCCCCGTTGCTGAATAATAATTTTAGTGCCGGTTGTAATAGTGACAGTACCTTCCAGCTTCACGATATCCAAGAGTACGATTCCCTGTATATCAAATTGAATTGCATCAACAGCCGCCTGCATCGTTCCAAACGGCCACATTCTATTGCCCACTTCGGCAGTGTCGTCATTGCCATGTTGCGATACGTAGATCAGGGAGCCATCACGATGAGGCCCTTCATAACGCTCATTCCCGTCATCATCAACCGATTTGGCATAGCCGTTTGCATCCCAGCCCCACCATTTATGATTTGCAGGTGCTGTTTTGCCGGTTATTTCCCCTTTTTGGTCTCTTGTAGGCATAGCTGTTTATTTAAGCGTTTAAAAAGATGTCGCCATCATTGATCACATCCCCCTGATTGATCAGGTCACCGCCAAGAGCCACCAGCTCCCCTCCGCTGTCCACCTGCATAGCGCCCTCATTTGTAACATCTCCCCATATTAGGTGCTGCCGGTCTTCCCTTATACGCAAAGTCATGCCGCTCCGTATGCGTTTTAGAGAACCCGGTTCAATAAGATCGAAATGACTATCGTCCCAGGGGCCTTGATGATCTTGGTTGGCCTGGAATAATTGAGCATCTTTTATAACAACACGGCCCTTGGCAATATATACTTCCGGCTTGAATTCAGTCAAACCGGCCTTTTTCTGATCTTCAGTCAAATGAAAATAGCTGTCGATCAGGTCGATAAAGTCCTGCTCTGTGGGCACGTCCCCGTTCTCGAAGCGGGTTTTGATATATCGTCTTGTTTTAACGCTCATGGAATTTTGGCTATAGGTTGTATTGTACCAATCTTATACTTAACAATCTTAATGTACCCGAGCCCTGTATTATGCGTCTCAACAGTGCCTGTGTTCACGTGGATGTTGCTGGTCCTGAAGTAATTCATCACGTCCTTGTTGGCCACTTCCGGCTCCTCCCTTACCTGAAACGTATCGCCCGCCTGAGGATCGGCCTCCAGGTCGGGCAGCTTACCGGGGTTATCGGCCATCAGCTTGAACACTGCCGAAGGGTCCCCGTATTCCTGAATGGCCAGGTCGAAAATCGTTTGCCCTTCACTGATCCGCTGGGTGTACATTAGTTGCTGTCTTCAATGTCCAGCTCCTCCGGCTGGTCGCTTACCAAATCCAAAACAAAAGGCTGCGTGTTCACAAAGCCGCGCTTGGGGCTTAAATCCAATTTGGTGCAGACCACATTGTAGATACCAAGCATTTCAAAGAGCTTGCCTTCTTCAATTTCCACCGCAACAGGTATATTACGGAACTCCCGCAGGTCTCTTAAGTCACCGTCCGGGTACTTATCATCCGGGAAGCTGCAAAGCACCCCTTTTACCCGTATCTGCCAGTCGTCCTCGGCCACCATTTCCTTGACTGTGCCGCGCTTTCTGTCAGAAGCGCCTGCGATCCTGGTTTTCACCACCTCCCTTGACCATGAGAATTCAATTACCGAAGCATGGGGCAACTCATACGGATAAAAATAGCGGTACTCCACCCGGCCCTGATCATCTCTAGCCTGGTACGTACCGCCCTTAAACTTCACCGGCATCACAACAGGTGTGCCCATGGCGCTTAGAATATTTGTCTCATCAACCTCCAGTGTGTCTACGCCTTCATAGGAGATGTTGCTCTCTTGATTCCCGGGAAGATTAACGCCCGGATAGGTTCTTGGAGCTATGTCCCCGAACGAGGGCCTGAGCAGTTCCTGAAGATTGATTTGATAGTCCGGCATCGCCAATCATTCCGTTGTCTTGTAGAAATTTCACCAACCACCTAACTTGCTCCGCCTTCTCCCAGTAATCATCCTCGGTCAGTTGTTCCGGCCTGCTGATACCGAGGAAGTAGCTGATGAGGGCGTCATTCTTGCGCAGATCGTCATAGCCATCCCGGTCATCAACCGGGACGACAGGCAGAGTGGTCAGGCCTTCTCCGACTCCGCCTTTGGCAACTGGAAATAGTTCATGCATTCCAGGGCCGCTGCTGATCGCAGCCAGTCATCGGAGCGAAGCTTTTCATCACCACCCAGCCAGGTGTTGGCAAACACGAACTCAGCCGCTTCTACAATCTGGTCGGCATTGTAGAGAGAGGCCGCACGGGCATAGATATTGCGGTCGCGCTTTTGCTTAACAGTTGTCACATAGCCCAAATGGGTCTTGCCTGACTTCTCATCCGGCACCTTGATCTTGTACACCTCGCCTTCGTATTGCTCTTTCCATTGATCGAGCTGGGCTTGTGTGATCCCGCCTTCCAGTTTTTTGTCCTGATTTTTTTGCGTAGCCATAAGTGATTTAAAATTTATGCTGCGTTATTAATAACCTTTCCCATTTTAATATTGATCTCTACAGCGGTGTTGCCATCTCCTTGACTGAAGTCCCTCATGTCGTCAGTGAACTCAACCCATTGCAATTTGTCATTGATCAATAGGTTGTATTCATTCTCATAAACCACGTCAACATCAAACGGAGCTATATCAGTTAAGCTCTTGCCCTTTCCGGCAGCATCCAGGATCGCCTTCACTTCTTTTAGCTCCAGGGTAATGGACCCCGAGTACTCCTTGTTGCCGCGCCCCCGGCTAACCGGCTCCGAGCCCTGGCCATAATTGTTTGGCTTTTCTCTACTATGGCCATAGTTGATAGCTGTAATGCCGCGAACAATGCGACCGAATAGTGTGAACTTGATATCAGCCCACGCATAAGCGTGGCCGTTGATCATTGGTACTTGTGGTTGTGCCATATCAATTAGCTTTGAAAGGGATTGTCAAACCCGATTTTTGATTCAATGGTGCGTGTTGTGCCGGTGGGGATCAGCGTGAACTCAACCACCAGCTTGCTCGTAGCGAGCAGGTTCTGTTCGGGGTCAACCAGCACATCGTAACCGGAGACCTCGCCATCCCGCCCCATATTGTCGATTGCAGCCCGGCCCAGCGTCTCGAAGGATTTTACCACGGCCGAGTCGAGCTGACCCGAGTCCGGGTCAACTTCCTGGGGCGAATTGACCTTCGGCAACAGTTTCTTATAGATCTGCCGGAGCGCCTTGTCGATTGTCCGGTTGGGCGGGATGTAAGCGTAATCGCTCGTAACATCCGTGCAGGTGTGGGCGTCATTGAAGTAAGCCCCGTCAATGCCTGAATAGGTGCGCACAAAGATGTAGCCCTGTGTGTTAAGGCTCTTCAGATCGGCAGGGGTCTGGCTCGACAGCCCGGCCCCGCTTGAAAGGTTAATCGATTGAAATCGGTTATCGGCCTTGCTGGCCAGGT